GGGGCAGCTTTAGTTACACCCTCTGTAGTAATCTTGTAACCTTCGTCGATGAGGCTCTTACGCAGTGCTTCATTAGCAGCCTTAAGAGTTTCAATTTCAGATTTCAGAGTGTCAACCTCTGTGGTATCAATCTCTACAGCTTCGACTTCTTTAGCCTCTTCTGTCTTTTTGATTTCTTTAGTCATGTTTTCCTCTTGGGAATTATCACGCTTAAACAAGGTAATCTCAGCAAGCTGGTTTGCAGCCCTGTCTACTAGAGACACTTCGTCTAGCGTTAGGTTTTCAAGCATCGTTGGCATAGTGATTACCTTTGCTTAGGTTAATATCTGCGGGGAGTATTTGGAGATTCCAAGGTACGTGAAGTCCGCAGACGCTCTTGCCCTTTAGAGGGACAATATGGTCTACATGGTAAGTCTCACCTGTAACTAATTTCAGGTCTTGGGCTAACCAGTAGAAATTCTTAATCTCTTTTATATGCTCTTCTGTGAGCCAAGGGGGTGTAGCTTTTAACTTACGCGCCCTTCTTTTAGCTGATCGTTCTATACAAGCATCTTTATTAGATTCGTAGTACTGAACTTTCTGAACTAAGATGTTATCTCGGTTTTCTTTATAATACTTACGACAACTCCGTAAGTGCTTAACTTTTATCCTAGAGTAAGATTCTTTTTTAAAGGCCGCTTTACAAACTTTACACTGGTAGTACAAACCATCTTTAGTTCTGCTGTGCTTATGGTAAGAATCTAAAGGTTTACACTCTGAGCAAGTAGGGCATAACTTAGATTTCACGCCGTTGCGCCTTACCGCCAATACTAAAACCTGTAAATGCCCCAGACTTAACCTGCGACCAAGTTTCGTCGTCATGGACTTTTACTGCAATAATCCAACCCTCATAGGGAGAGGAAATCTGGAAAGCCTCTTTGATCTGCTTAGTGAGGGGTAGAGAGTGGATAATAGTTGTGGTAGGTTCACCCTTGTGCATGGTTAATCCGGTACGAGCGCCCAGCATAAACTCTGTAGCAGCTTTTTCCATTGTCTCTGGACTAATAACATCACCCTGTAGATCTACAACAGGTTCGCCATCTTTTGATACAACAGAGGCAAACCCGTAGACTACCCTCTGCTCATTATCAATCTTAGTCACTTCACCTTCAACAGTGAAACTATCTGCTTTACACATAATCTCTGCTACAACAGCACGGAGAGCCTCAACCATACGGTCCTCTGTGACTTCGTTATAGTCCTCTTCTTCATACTCGTTTTCGGTGTCCATATGCTGCAGGTATTCTTTATGAGTACCACCGGGCATATAATAGGCTTGACCATCTACATCGTATACGTGGATACTACCACCAAGACCAATAGCATTAGAACGGGACTTAGCTGACAGGGGATCACTGAATACATCAAAACCCGTTTGAAATTTATTAAGGTCAATCATGGGCTATATGTCCTTTGTAGGAAGATGCTCTTATTCCAAACCTCTACGTTAATTGAAGGTGTGAGATAGAACTTACCGCCGTTAGTGTTAAAAGTGGCTAGGCAGAAGATAGGAAAACCAGCAGAGAAACCGTGAGTTACACCGCTGCCCTTTTGCAAAGTGAGACGACGATCTAGAATGTTAATCTGAGAGTCTGACCCAATATCTAATTCAAGTTCCACGTACCCTTCACCTACAACAGTGGGGGCTATGCTTATACCTACCCTTGTACTGTAGACTTCACCAACAGCACCTGGGTTAATTGTATTAGTATCCCAAAGGTCTGTTGGTAAGGTGTCAGAGAAACTTTCTTCTGTTGTTCCACCAAGGCCGTCTACTGTGAATAGTGTACGTACACCCGCTGAGATAGTCTGTCTAGATCCTGTAGTGTGTACACTATCGGCTTCAAATATCCACCCTGACCCACCAGTACCTGTGATGAGACCATTAGAAGGTAGTTGATATAAGTCTCTTGCCATATTATCTTACCACCGTTATTTCTACATCAGAACCAATACCACGAGCAAAAAGTTTCTGTCCTACAGCGAGACCAGAGGTTTGAAAATCCCAGCCACCTTTATTAGGGTAAACAATGCTAACTGGGGCATCTATAGCTGGTATATCCGTAACCTCACTAAAGTACAAACCAATAGGGGTGCTACCAGTAATGTCCAAGAATAAAGAGGTTTTATTATTAAGGATTTCAGTCCAAGAACTTTTAGATAGAGTTGCCTCATAAGTAATCATTACTTATCCGCCCCTGCGTTATCGCCAAAACTATTACCTTTACTCAGATTCATCTTGGCTGGGATAATAGCTAGGTTGTTTTCTACATGCAGCCCACAAATATCTTTACCTTGTAATGGGATAATGTGATCTACGTGATGATCAACACCCGTCTTCTCAGAGACTTTCCTACAGAGATTGTAAATACGCTTAATCTGGTTTTGGTCAGCCCAAGAGGGTGTGGCATTTAACTCAGAGGCTCTACGCTTTGCGTCCCTTGCGTTGTAGATGCTTCGATTCTCTTTAGAGTGTTTACGCATTAACTCATTGTGGTACTCTGTATTATTACTATACCAAACCTTATTACGAACCTTCATGCAATCCTTACATTGGGTTTGCAATCCGTCGAGTTTAACCTTATTTTTATAGAAGTCGTTGTAGTGTTTTGTTATATTGCACTGATGACAATGTTTCACTTAATCAACTTCCTCTTCGTCTTCTTCTTTACTGTCACTTAATTTAGGGGCATCATCATCTGGCCCATTGTAGTAATCTGCCCGTGCTACTTCTGCCATTGCTGCACGTTCTCTTGCTGCAGCATAGATCTCAGGGTTAACATTAGGGAGTTCAGCTTGATCCAAGAGAGCATTAACAATGTCAATATCATCTGCATAAGAGATACCAGCACCATTAAGGTTACGGAGATAAGAGCCGAGATCCTTAAGATCATGTGGAGCAACATCACCAGCTACAATCTTAGGCATCAGGTCAAAGTCGAAACCATTAATACGCCACAGAGGCTCTACTAGCTGCTTATTAAGCACATCTACGATTGTTTGGATGTAACTTTCAAGAGCACGTAGGAATAGATCTGATTTGGACTTAGAGAGTGCATATGAGCCTGACGACCCGCCTCCAAGCATAATGAACTCAGCAAGAACACTTCGAGCAATGTCATGTTGGTACCTTTTAATTACGGGATCAATATCAATGTTACGGGTACCCTCAGAAGACATCAGGCGTACACTAACCAACTTATTGTTAGTAGGTTCACCATCTTTACCGGGGTAAGTATCACTTGGGGTAATCAGGAACCCCTGTTCATTAAACTTAAGGTCCCGAAGGATCTCTTTCATCTGGTTAAGTACTGCAGTCTGTGCTTCTGTAGCATCAGGGGACAGATACTCACTAGGGACCTCTGCATGAGGGATACCAGCAAGCTCACGCTCAATACCGATAGCCTCGTACTGTTGTACAGCATTAAGGCGCTCATATGAGGAGTAAGCATTGCGGAGGATACTACGACCTGAGGGATCACCATTAATTGTGGTAGTCCGGTACAGGATAGCCTTAGACATAGGGATGTAGTTACTACCAAGCCCTGCAGTTACATCCTGATAGAAACCAAGAGTATCACCAGACTGTTCTTCAATCTCAAAGCGGTTAATAGTCCACTGAGCACGAGAAGCCAACTTACGGATACCAATGTAGCCATCTGTGTATTTACTACACTTCTTAGGGCTAATCTGGTAAGGTCCAACCCTACGCTTGTATACTACCTCAAATGCAGCAAAACCAAATGTCAGGTGAGAAATAGCCTCAGAGATGTGATCATCCAAGGTGTGGTCCATATCCTCAAGGACACTCTCCAAGAACTCAGCTTTAGAAGCAGCAGCCTCTGTCTCATTAGCTGGAGTGATCTTAAATGGTACATCACGGAGCATTTGCTCTACTGCATAAAGAGAAGCACCAATAGTAGCATCATTGTCCCGCATCTCGCGATATTTACGGATAGCCCGCTTACCACGTAGTTCAGGTTGTAGTTCGTCTGCTTTAAGGGTTCCATTACGTGTAGAGGTTCCAGCCACACCCAGAATTTTCTTACCTTCTGACTCAGAGAGTTGCTTCTGGGTAGCCATTGGTTATGTTCCTTTAGTTAAGGAGAGTGAGTTATCTCAACCCCTTTGAATTAGAATATACGAGTTTAAGTTTGGGTTTGGCGTATCCTTGGAGCATGAGATCTGTAATAGCCCACACAAGAGCGTCATATCTGTCAGGTGACTTATGCTTACCCATAGGCTCATATGTAGTCATCTGCGTCTCAAGCTCTGTAAGGGACGCCTCAGGGTCCTTAGGGTTCCTGACGTGGTAGACCTTACCTTGTTCATACAAGGCACTCACAGGCTCCGCTCTGGCGATCTTAGCGCTACTTGCGTGTACACCCTTTAGTGGGAGGTTTTCGTCTATAGTCTTGAATAGTGATTTGATGAGGTCTTTACCTTGGTTGCTCTCATACACAATACGGGAGCATTCAAAATCCTGATACAAACTAACAACCTTACTTGCCCATCTTTCTGGGAGGTCTTTCATTGTATAGTCACCCAAGACGTAGGCCATACCCTTCTCACAGATACCAGCAACCATGATCCCTGTGTGGTCACTCTCTACATTAGAGGACACAGCGGGGTCTACGGCTACTACAACCCTGATAAGTGGGGGTACATCTCCTACAGACACCTGACAATCATCAATCATCTGGGCTGTCCATAGAGCACCCTCGTTTTCAGTGAGGATCTCAGCGTAAAGCTCTTGCCTACCCAGGCGTGTACCCTCGTATTGGGTCTTTACTGCCTCAAGGTAGGTGTCAGCTAGGTTTGCTGCATTATCGAAGGTAGAACCCGTTGTAATACAGGTTTTTGGGTCTTTTACTAGTTTACGTACCAGAACAGTAGATTTTGGGGTAGTTGTTACACATATACGTGGGTGTTTACCCAAACGAAGACAAAACTGGAGCATATCCCACGTATCTTGGTCTTTATTCCACGCAGCTAATTCATCACACCATGCAGCACTGAACTGGGGGCCACGAAGACGCTCAGGTTCCTCTGCTGAATAGAACTCTACCTTAGCTCCATTCTCCCATGTGAGGGTACGCTTAGTAGGGGACCACTCAGGGAACCCCATGGGCTTGCCCTTGTGTGTCTTGTCGTCCTTGTGACAGGCATTAAGGAAACCACTCTCACCCTTAACCATAACACGTTCAATGTCAGAGTTAGTAGAGGCTACAGCAGCAATACGCTTATGGCCCTTCTTTACCTGTTCCCTTACCCACTCAACACCAGCACGGGTCTTACCGAAGCCTCGACCAGCATTAATGAACCAGACGTTCCAATCACCCTTAGGCTCTAACTGTTCTGCCCTAGCCCAGAAGGACCAATCATACCTGAGAGCTTCTAATTGCTTGGGGGCTAACTTACCTAGTGCCTTGGCTACTACATCATCAGGTAGATCACGTAGGGCTTGAGCATTAAAGGCTGTCATCTGGGGGTCATCCTACTTGTTAAACGTCATCACCTGTGTCTTTACCTAGAGCCTTAAGCAATGCGTTTACTGCACTCTCAGCTTCTTCCTCATCAGTACCAATCTCACGGGTCTCTTCAATGGTCTTAGGTGACCAATCAGCTTGAGTACGGAGATAGAACTCACGTGCCTTCCAGGTGTTAGGGGCTTCATCATCACCATTAATAGCTTGGTTAACTACCTTACCACCAATCTCCTCTGCAGTCAGAGCTACTGCCCTCTCCATATCAAGACGATAGTACTTATAGAAATCCCTCATGCTCTTTGGGGCATTCTGGTATGTCTGTACTGTAGCGAAGATAGTCCTTACCGGAACACCATTACGCCTCAGTGAGTATACACGTTTACCTATCTCAGAATTATATCCGAGTTCTGCTGGGTGGTTGGACATGGGGGGATTCTCTTCTGTATACTACAAACAGTATAAATACTACAATCCTTCTATGAAGTATTATTCGAGGGGTACTTAGGTTTCTACCCCTTGGATATAATCCATTATGAATAATACTACAAAGAAGGACCAGTATAGGTATACTACAGTGATAAGTTGATAAGTTGATAATAAGGGGTGCTCAGGATTCCATCATGGAATGCTACCGATACACTGTACATATGTTACTACATAAGTAAGAGATCATAATCAGTATTACTAATCTGTCTACCTACATATGTTACTACATAAGTAAGAGTAATTCATATTATATAATACTTACTGATCTATTTCATAAGTAATACATATGTTACTCTCTATACCTTACATTACACATGTTTTCAGGATTACACAACCAGTTTTTTTGTAGTATTTAGGACATTTCGCCTAACACTATGATTTCTAACAAAAGAATTATTTGTATGTGTGACATAAATAACACACTAATATAGATACACTTGCAATCAAAGGTTGTAACATGGTGGTAATGGGACACAAGATTTTCTTTTTTTTATTCTGGAGGGTATTTCTTTTGTTTTGGATTCATGTGGTGTAGAGGCACCCCCTGCCCGAATCACCCTATAATTCCAAGGGACCCTAATGTTTCATATGTCAACCCTTGTATCACTTAATGTTGCAATCCAGGCCCACTTGTAACAATTCGTTACTGGTATAGAATCACACTAGGTGTAGTGTCAAGTAGTCGGTACGAGTACCTCAACACCTATGCGAATCACCATACATGTAGTGTCAATAGGTATACCATTCGGTGGCGTATGGTGTGACATAAGTATCACACTTGACACACCTGGTATAGACCCCACGAATCACCCATAATCACCTGTGTCCCACATGCAACACATACGGCACCGTATGGAAATACCTGAATAAAATCATTGACATAGAGGACGCGAATCGC